TCACTTTTTCCCTGCGGCCACCATCAAGGCCACCTCTTCCCGGGTAGCGAACCCCCGGGGCCTGGTGCCGTCGGTGATGCCAGCGGCCTTGGCCTTCTCCAGGCCGTCCTTCGCCCAGTCGCTCACCGGCAGCTTATCCCGCTCGCTCTGGGCAGCGGCCAGCTCCTCCCGGACGATGGCCCGCACCTCCTGTTCCGTCAAATTCCGTTCGCCTCCCTTCATCTTCTCCGCCACATCCCGGCGGAAGTTATCCATGCTGACCCCATACCGGCCCCACCAGTGGAGCACATCGGCATGGTTGGACGCGATGCCCTGCCTGTGGCCCTCCGCGTGGCACAGCACCACGCCGTCGGCCAGGGGATTCAGCCCGAACCTCTTGCACAGGTAGGCCGTCAGCTCCACGGCAGCCTGATAGGTGGCCTGGAAATAGCTCTTGTCAGCCAGCTTGTCCTCGCAAATCTCAAAAGAGATATGGGTGTTATTGCCGTCACCCCCGCAGTGCCAGCCCCGCATGGTCCAGGGCAAGGTCTGGTAGGCCGCAATGCTCCCGTCCGCCAACCGCCCGATAAAGGCATGGGCGCAGGCGCCGACGCCGCTCTGGTTCCAGTTGGTGGACAGCGGATCTCCGATCCGTTCGTCCCCAGGGGAGACATACCGCCGCAGATAAGGGTTATTGCACCCCGTGGAGTGTACCATCACCCCACGGGGCCGGATATGCTCCCCCTTGATGTAACAGCTGTTGTGGGTGAGGAGCTGGGTGTACAGCCTCACTTGGCGGCCTCCTGGGCCTCCTTATCCTCGGCATAGAGGACCTCGGCCACGGCCTCAAAAGCCGCCTTGCCCTTGCGGAAAGCCACAGCCAGGGCCTTGCCGTGACGGCCCACGAACTCCCGCATGGTCTTGGCCTCCTCGTGGGGCACGGTGTTGGGGTGCTCGGCCTGAAACTTGGCCATGGAGATGGTCAGGTCCTCATTCTCGGACTGGCGGTTGATGGTATAGATGTCATACAGAGTGTTGGTGTTCATAAAATTCTTCCTTTCTTCTGGCCTATGTGGCCAAATCTTGTCTTGGGATTGATTACTCCACGATCTCCCAGTCCTCGGCCAGGATGTCGCTCTGGGAAGCAAGCCACATCTGGAACGTATCATCCACGCACTTCATCTGGAGGTACGGGCGCACCTTGAACAAAGTCCCCTCGGGGATGCCAACGGCGTCAGCCGTGTTTTTGTTGCAAGGGATGCCCTCGGGGTATCCACTGCGGTAAATCACCCACATACCCTTCCCGTTCCAGCCTCGGCGGGTGATTTTTTTGCCCTGCTTCGCGGCCTCGATGGCACGACCAAAGTTCATAGTTATTCTCCTTCCTGTGTGTTTCCCGTGTGTTACTTACTCAGCTGCTTCGCCATCTGATTGATGCCGGTGGCCGCAAGACCGCTGACAATGCCGACTGCCAGCGCGGTAACAGGGTCCGCCGCCGGGAAGTCCGGCAGGCCCAGATACAGCCCAGCCAGCCCCAGCACAGCCCCGGCCACGCCGCAGCAGATAGGGATGTACTTATCATTCAGGCCGCTGGCCTTGACGATCAACCCCACCAGGTAGCAAATTACGGTGATGGCCGCCACGCTGGCGATGCCGATGTTTCCGATGTTCTCCATGCTTCTCACCCCCTTTCAGTCCGCGTTGTGAATGGGCAGTTTCTCCACCGCCGCCATGGCGGTATCCAAGTGCCCGTTGCCGCCCAGGGCCTTATAGGCCCGGTGCATGTCCTGCAAGGTCTCCTTATCGCCCAAGTCAATGTAACCATCCTTGATGTGGCATTTGGCCAGATGTTTCACTCTGTCCAACGTCAGCACCTTAATGGCGGCCACGATGGCGTATAGCTTATCGTCCTTCTGATCTCTCTGCTGCTCCTGCTTGTCCCGCTTTGCCCAGTGGCGCTGCAAACACGCCACGACAAGGCCCGAAACGCCAGAAGAACCCAGACACAGGCCCAGGATCGTGAGGATGATTCCTCCGCTCATCTCATCACTCCCCCACGATCCGCTTGCCCTCGTCCTCGGTGATCCAGCCCTTCTTCACGGCGCGGCTCACCACGTCAACATTGCCAGTCCGGGCATACAGCCGCTTAATGGTGTCGTACATTATTCCTCACCTCCCAGGGCGTCCAAAACCAGCGTGTCCACGGTGTCCCGCAGATTGTCCATCTGCTCCTCGGCATAGGTCCGCTGGGCCATGCTCACGGTCACACGCATCACATACTCGGCCTCGCTCTCAGTGGTGGCGGGCTTGCTCTCCACGCTGGCCTTTTTCAGTTCGTGGCGGATGGCATAGCCGTGGTGCAGATACTCGCCGCCCTGGTCGTCGGTGAGGATGATGTCACCGCAGTTTTCGGCCCGGAACGCCTTGTCCAGCTCGGCCATGTCGGTATCCTCGCCAAACACAAAACTCAGGGTGTCCCGGCTCTGGCCCTGGACATACTGCTGGCCGCCCGTCACCATCAGGGGCTCCAGCTCTTTTCCGTTGCTCAGTTTGATCTTCATTCGTTTTTCCTCCTCCTCAATTCAACAGGTCTTCCAGTTTTGCTGTTCTCGGGACAATAAAACAAGGGCGATAATATCCCGTTGCGCTCCAGCTTTTCCATCCATAGGGATCAACCACCTCTGCACCGGATGAATTGGCCTGAAAAATGTCCCTGGTAAACCAGTGTCGACTACGGCCATTTTCGTCCACAGCAATTCTAAGTGGTTCGCTTTCATCTGGGTTTGCATGGTACGTATCTTCTCTGGACGATGCACCCGTGAAATAACTCAATACCGTCTGATATTCCGCCATCGTGTCGGAATATAGCTTTATTTCGCGGCATCCAATATGGAACACGTTTTTCACTGTAATGTTTTTATTACCGAAGCTCTGCAAAAATGGCAGCGTTGGTGCCATTATGAGCGATTTCAATTTTGGACCATACCTGTTATAGAATTTCTGCTCGTTGGTCTGAATGTCATTTTCTTTTGTCGCCGTGGTGTAATCTGCAATGTTATCGTCGTAATCGTCCCGGTTATAATGCGTATAGTTATAATACCCGCTCAAAGTGGAATCCACATTCTTCCGCAGCAGCCAGTACCCGTCCGCATTCTGATAATAGTCGGCGTTCGGGGTCCCGATCTGGACCACAATGTAGTCAACAGGGCTCCCGTTTTCCGCGACCTGAACGATATCACCGACTGCTTTTGTGGTAATTGGAGTTCCGCCCTCAAAGCACAGCCTTGCTACCCCACTGACACCAATAAGCCCCCTCTTCACCTTTCGTGCCACGCCGTTCACACCCATGTGTTGCCGCTTCACTTTTCGGGCTACAGGTTTCGTCTCGGTTCCCGTCTGCGTTTTGACTTTAGTTGTAATAGAGATGTTCGAGATGGTGCATTTGTCGTCATTCTTGTGCTGAGAACTATCCTTTGCATACGTCAGGACAATACTCTGACCTGCCTTCAGCGACCCGGAATAGCTCTTTGTTGTCGTGGCCCCGGAAACCGCAGATTCTACAGTCGTCCCGCCAACAGTCAGCGTGAATTTATCGTAATTCTGTTCGCTGGAATACGAATAGCTGAAGGACAGCGCACTCATATCTACCTTCGCCGTCAGCGTCGTTGTGGCCTCAGAACTATTCACACCCCCGTTGTTGCTGGTGAACACATTGCCAGAACCAGCAAAATAATAGGAGCCGTTCGTTACCGTGAAATACTGCGCAACGTTCGCTGCCGTGATCGCAATGGTTTTCGTTTCTTCCTTGTAAACGGGAAATGCTGTTGGAATCCCGATATACGCTGCTTTTGCCATGCCCTCACCGCCTCACTCATACACCAGATAGATATCCCCCGTCGTCAGCGAGGAGCTTCCTGCGGTCAAATCGGTGGTGCTGGCCTGGATGTTTTTCAGGCTGGCCGTGCCGGGGGCGGTGATGCTGGCATACTTCGCCTTATTCACTGTCTGGCTGCCGATGCTGGACGAGTCGATGAGCTTCGTCCAGCTCCTGCCCCATCCGCTGGCGTTCCCAGAGCGCGTATACATCGGGCCATTGCTCTGTGTGTTCCAAATCTGGAACACGTCCGAGCCATTGACGTAATTCAGCAGGAAGCCATACTGGGCGGGCTGGTCGTTCAGCAGCCCACCAGCGCTATACCAGGCGTAGCCGGAGCCGAGATTTGCCCAGTTTGCAGTCGTATCATTCGCCACCGCCGAAATCGGCTGGTTGCCCAGGAAGGCCACGTCGGCCATATTCGGTGTCCAAGTGTTCGGTCTCGCCCCAACCTGCGCCGCCGTATGCGTATGGTCTTCTTTGGCCGCCCCCACCTGCTCTGCCGTGACCTCATGGGGGTTATCCTTATCATTCAGGTGAGCTTTTAATTTCTCCTCGTCACCGCCTCCGGCGGCTACATTCGTTTTTCCGAAACCCACGTTCTCAGCCTCCTTCGCTTGTTGTCGGCATGGCGATCACGCTCAGGTCCCCGGTCCCCGGGAGCATCAGGGTCAGCGTCGCCATCATATCCTCTGCCGGGATTTTCCGGCTCCAGAGCCGCACAACGCCGTCCAGGGTCTGCGAAAAGGAGCCAATACCCGCCGCCTCCGCTATGGCCATGCTGGCCTTGTGGACGTCCACGGTGGGGATGTGGTCCTCCTTCGCGGCATCAAGTGCAATATCCAGAGTGTAGCTATAGGGGGTCTCTCCCGTTTCCGTCCACCCGGTGGCCGGGATGGTCAGAGGGACGGACTGAGACCAGCCCATGCCAACGGCCATGTCCTGGGCCATCCTGACGGACATATTCGTGGCGCTCTCAATGCTCAGGTCCACCTTGGCGCTGTTGCCGATGTACACCACAATGTCCAGTTGCTTCTCCACCACCGTCTCGGTGGAATAGGCTGGCATATAGTCCGCCGTGGCCCCCGCGTTTCCATAGGAATACAGCACCTCGTCCACGGCCTTCTTCACGCTGCCGTCCTCATTGCGGTATTCCGCCCGGGCGTACAGGGCCAGCTCCCGGAAGTAAAAGGGCTGCGTCACATCCCGGTTGTCATATACCCCGCCGAACACGATCTTGCCGTCCGGCGTTTTTTCTTTTTTGTTGATCTCCAGGTCCTTCACCGGGGCCACAACAGCCGTCATAGTCGCCGGTTCCTTCCCCGCTGGAATGCTCCCGCTGCCCAGCACGATGCGGGTTGGGATCATGACCGCCCCGGCCTGCACCTCCGCCAGCAGAAGCCGCCCGGATTCGGTAATCGCGTTATTCTGAAAGTTCGCCAATATGTTCCCCCCTGTCCTACGAAACGTAGGTAGGATTTATTGTTCTTTCCCCCTGGCGGGGGAAAGATAGTTGGCGGTTTGGAAATTCGCCATGCTCTCCTCCTTCCCCCATCAGGCTCCCTTGTCAAAGGGAGCTGTCAGCGCAGCTGACTGAGGGATTCCGTTCCTCCATCTCTTGGCTCCCCCCTGTGGGGGAACTGGCACGAGGGCCTCACAGCCCCCCGCCGATCTCATACCGTTCTGTGGACGTCTCCCGCACTGCCATCCCGGCGCACAGGGGCATCATGCCGGTCAGCGTGATAAAGATACCGTCCAGCTTGGCGGAGGTCCGCTTCACCCGCTCCAGCAGGCTCAAAAATTCCTCCAGCCGCTCCTGGTTGACAGACGGGTTGGAGGAATACACCCGAAAGTGCCCCGGGTCTCCCTCATATTCAAACCATTCCTTGACAAAACCCTCTCCGAAGTAGGTCCCGATCACGTTCTTCACGGCCCACTTTGTGCCCAGCCGCCGGAACACCTGGCCGCTGTTTTTCAGCAGCTCCTGCTTCACGGCCACCGCCGCGTCGCTGTCGTACCAGGTCATGCCTAAGTCCTCGGCCAGAATATCCAGCAGGCCCCCGGCCATCCCGTCGAACTGCCCCCAAAGCTGGGGCAGCTTGCTTTCCGTCCCCCGGCGTTCCAGCTCCTCCGCTGCCACCTGGGCCATGGCCGCCGTGCCGTCATCCCGTTTCATGGGCGTGGGCAGCATCCGTGTCATGTTTTTCGCTGTCAGCCCCAGGCCCTGGTTTTCCTTATTCCCGCTCATATCCGCCATTCACCAGCTTCACCTCTCTCAGGGCCGCCACCTGGGGTGTCCCGCCGTCTCTCCCGTCCTCCAGCTTGCGGAAGGCCGGGGCCGTCACCTCCGCCCGTTTCACTCCGGTCTCGCCCAGCAGCCACATCAGGCGTGAGGGGTTGATGTCCCGGCCCAGCTTGCCCGACTGCCATGCGGTATAGGCGTCCACCGCCGCCTTCACGGCCCGGTCCATCTCGTCCCGGCTCTTCCCCGTGCCCTCCTCCAGGTAATAGGTCACTTCCACGTCATATTCCACCGTTTCCGGGTCCTCCACCTTCACCAGGTCGGTGAGCACCCGGGTCTTTTCGTCCCCGCACACGGCCAGCACTGCCGCCTTCATCTCCTCCCCGGCGGGCTTGCCGTCCTGCATCAGCACATAAATGGTCACCTGACAGGCCTCCGGCGACGTGACCACCACGTCCCCGATTTCCGTGGACACCTGTTTGGCCGCATAGGCGTATGCCCCCCGGGTTCCGGCGGCGCTGTGCCCCGTCATGCTCCCCTGGAGTATCTGGTAATAGTCCTCGTCGCTGGCCCGGTCCGTGCCGCCCTCCGTCTTCGTCAGGTTCTGTGCCCCGGAACAGTAGTCATACAGATCCACCACTGTGTTGATCTGCCCGGGCACATAGCCGTTTCCCGCCGTCCCAGTGGTCTGGCACCGGGCTTTGCCGTCTGCGTGGGTGCTCCCGGGTCCGATCACCAGGTCCTCCACGCTCTCCCATGTCAGGCTGTTTCCCTCGTCCGTCACCCGCGTCCCCGCCGGAACGGTAACAGAAAACTCTTGTGCCTCCGAGATGAAAAACCGCACCGTGCATACCGAAGCCGTGGCCTCCGGTCTGGTCTCTCCGAAAAACAACTCCCCCAGGGCGTCCAGGTTCTCCCCCTCCGCCCGGCTGGGAATGTTCTGGTTGGCGGCGTAGTTGGTCATCACCCGCTCCTGAGAAATGATCTGCGCCATCCAGTGCAGCATCTGCCCCTCCGGGCTTCCCTGGCGCACCTTCTGGCCGGTCAGCTCCTCCAGCCGGGCCGTCATGTCGTCCTCAATGGTCCCCACGTCCGTGGGCACAAACTGATATTCCTTGTTTCTGCTCACGCCGGTTCCACCTCCACTCTGGGGACCAGGCGGCCCTCCGCCTCTCCCCTTTGGTCAAATGTCACGCCTGTCACCCGCACCCGGGGCTCAATGGTCTCCACGGCCTCCCGCACCGCTGCGATCATCCGCACCTGGGCCACCGGCAGGGGCAGGTCCAAAAAGCTCATGTCCACGCCGAACTCACGGTCCCCCGGGGCCGTTCCCTTGGCCGTGGTCAATATCACGGCGATGTTCTGCACGATAGACCGCGCCTCGTCGCTCTCACAAAAGCGCAGGGCCTCCAGGTCCCCCGCCGTCACGGTCAGCGCCATCTCTCCTCACCCCTTCAAGTATTCCTGTAATGTGATGGACACCGTGCTTCCCGCCACGTTGCCCTCCGGGTCGGTGTAGTCCACGCTGATCTCGTGGGACACGATGTTCCACCGGTAAAAGCCATAGGCATATTTTCCAATGGTCAGCGGCAGCGGGGTCCCCTTCCGCTCATACCACCATATCTTCACGGCCTCCTTGTTGGGACTCACGCCCAGCTCCGCTCTCAGCTGTATCTCAAAGGTGATCTTGTCCGGCTCCACCCCCGTCAGCTCCGTCAGGGGCCGCAGCCCGTGGCGCTCATGCACCGCATACTTGGCCGCCCCCGACCACTTCCAGTTGTTCATCGTCACCACTGTTTGATCTGAGACCTGAAACACAATGTCTCCCAGACATCCAATGACAGCCACGTCATCGTCGCCTCCTCCATATCCTTGGCTCCCCCCGTGGGGGAGCTGTCAGCAAAGCTGACTGAGAGGGTCACAGCCCTCCCAGCACAAACCCGTCCCCGCTGAACACGGGCAGATACAGACACAGCACCTCGCTGTTCACCTTGGGCATCCACGCCGTAACTGTGCTCCCCGGGTGGCTGTGGCTGGGCTGGGTGCTGGCCTGGCCGCCGCCGGTCCAGGTGTCGATGATCTTGTGGGTGTGCTCCCCGTCCGGGGCGATGTCCAGGCCCTCCCCGGTGCGCTGGAGCACCCGCAGCCAGTCGCTGGTCAGCCCCGTGTCCCGGAACTTCACCCGCACCCGCTGTCCCGCTCCATCCACATCCGTCACCGTGCCCACTCGCACCAGGTTTTCCAGAATGTTTTCCAGCTCGTCCGCGTCCATGCTGTTCTCTCCTCAATACTCCAGGCACCGGCGCAGGGTGATCTTGGTCTCATATCCCCCGGTGCCCACGGTGTGCTGGGCCTGCTTTACGATATAGCGCCCGTCCCAGCCGCCCCAGCCCGCCAGCGCGATCACCTCTCCGGCGGCCAGGGTGGGGTCTCCCGCCATGGTAAAGCTGGCCGTCCTGGCGTATTTGTTGTGCAGCCGCAGATATTTCTGCGCCAGGGCCAGGGCCTCCCCCTGGCTCTCCACCCGCTGGGTGATCTCCAGCTGCTGGCGGTTCTCCTTCTCCATGCTCTTCTCCAGCTCCGGGTCGATATAGACCCCCTGGATATACCGCCCTCCGCCGGAATAGCTCACCCGGCAGCTGGCATATTGGGTGTCCGCCGTCCCCGTCTCCAGGCTATAGGTGCCATAGCTCCCGTCCTTCCGCCGGATGGTCCGCACCGCCGCTTTGCCCTCATAGATGCGCTGGTCAAACAGCACCAGCCTGTCCGCCGTGGCCTTCAGACTGATCCCCGCTCCGTGGCACAGCTTGGACAAAAATCGGATGTCGCTCATTTTCGCCTGCTCGATCCGCTTGTAATAGGGGTCCGTGCCGGCTTCATACATCACCCGCATTCCGGCGTTCTTCGCCATTTCCCTGGCGATGCCGGAAAGCCTGTATTTGTTCCATGCTTTGGACTTCTTCGTCTGCCGGATGGCCGCGCAGAAGGCCAGGCTGGTGCCCTTCATGGTCAGCGTCGCCGGGGGGCCGCTGGCCGTCACGCTGTCCAGCTCAAAGGTCCCGCAGGGCAGCGCCCGGTCCTTCCCTGGCCCCGTCCAGTCCTTGGCGATGATCCTGGCCGACAGCTTCAGCTTAGAAGCCGCCGCCCCCTCAATGGCCGCCGCCAGCCACTTCTCCAGCCAGATGCCCTCCCGGTCCTGAAGGTCGATCTGAAGGTCGTCCGTCTCGTCCTCCTCGTTGTCCGTATAGGTCAGGCCCAGCAGATAGGGCCGCATATCTCGGGTGATATCCACCCCGCCGATGGACACAGAAATTTCCGTTCGCCGCGCCATCTCCAGTTCCGCCATTGCCTGTCCCTCCTTTTCTTGCGCATTCAGGCTCCCTTGTGAAAGGGAGCTGGCACGGCGTAGCCGTGACTGAGGGATTCCGTCCCCCGTCTCTTGGCTCCCCTGAAAGGGGAGCTGGCACCGCCAAAGGCGGTGACTGAGAGGTTTTCCCCACTCAGTTTTCCTAAATCGTCAACATTGACGATTTTGGAAAGCCGGGTGTTATCCCCGCTTCCAGGGCGGCAGCTCCTCCGCTGTCTCCTCCGGGGTCTCCGGGATGACCAGCGCCACCCCCGCCGGGAACACATACACGTCCCGGTATGCCAGGTTGGCCCAGATCAGCTGGTCGGTATACCGTTCGCTGCCCATCTGGTCGTGGGCGATTTTGTCCCACATGTCTCCGCTGATAGTGGTGTAGGTGTTCATGCAGTCAGCCGCCTTTCACTGGTAATGGTTTTTGTTTTCCCCCCGCCCGGGGGGAAACAATGGGTGCTCGCTGATAGTGGTGTAGGTGTTCATGCAGTCAGCCGCCTTTCACTGGTGATAGTTTTCTTCCCCCCCGCCGGGGGAAACAATGGGTGCCCGCTGATTGTGGTATAAGTGTTCATGTGTCCCGCTCCCCCCTTTCAGTGATGAGTTAGGAGTGATGAGATAGGAGTTCGGCGTTTCCGCCAACTCATCACTCATCCCTCCTAACTCCTAACTTGCGTCAGTACTTCCTCCGTGCCTCGTCCCGCTTCATCTGGCGGTACCAGGCTTCAAACTCCGCCTTGGCGCGTCGCATGGCCTCGTCCAGGACGGCGGAATCGGCGTTGCCGTTCACCGTCACGTGGATGTTCACGGTAAGGCCGCCGTCCCCCTGGCCGCCCCGGTCATTGCCGCCGGGGCCCGGGTCCTTGATGTCCAGCCAGTCCCCGTTTCCGCCCACGCGCTTCAGGCCCACGGCCTGGGCTGCCTGGTTGCCGGTCACGCCCAGCATCCGGCCCGCCTGCTGCCATGTGGCGATGTTCTGCCCCCGCACGCTGCGCTGGAAGCTGATGACGGCCTCCCGGCCCGCCTCGCCCGCAATGCTCACGCCATTGGTAAAGCCGCCCTTCGCCAGCATGGGGATAGACGGGATGTTCAGGGCAAACTTCTTCCCGCCCAGCACCGGCACCCATTTCGGGATATCAATTCCCAGGTCGTTGATCCCGGAAATGGCCTTGTTGATCAGGGCGATCACGGCGTTGATTGGGATCTTCACCAGGGCAGCCAGGCCGCTGAACGCGCCGGAGAATATCTGCCGGATACCCTGCCAGATGCTGCTCCAGCGCCCGGTGAATACCCCGGACAAAAAGGTCAGCAGCCCTTGGAAGATGGTCTTTGCCGACTGCACCACAGTCCCCAGGCCCCCGGCAAACTGCCCGAACCAGGCCAGCACCGCCGGAACGACCACGCTGGCCCCGTTCAGCAGGGCCGTCACCAAAAACCCGACCACGGGCAGCACCGCCTGGATGGCCGTGCCGATAATGGTCATGGCCCCCATCACCGCCGTGCCCACGCCGCTGATGATCTGGCTGATGGCCGGGGCAGCCGAACTAAAGGTGCGCACCAGAGTGGGCAGCGCCGTCCCTGTCAGATACCCGAATATTTGCTCAATGATTGGCTTCACAGTGCCCGTGGCAAAGTCCACCACCTGGCCCGCCACGCCCAGCACCGACAAAATGACCTTCGTCAGCCCCGGGAAGCGTGTGGCAAGGTCGTTCACCATGACCGCCGCGTTCTGTCCGAACGTGTTGAAGATCAGGGAGCGCAGCTCTTTCAGGTCCTTCACATGGACCATGGCGTTCAAAAAGCCGAATGCGCCCTTCAGCGCCCTCCCCACCTTGCCCACGTTGGCCGCAGCCGCCGGGCCGAAGGTGTTGTATACTGCGCTCTGGATATCATCCAGGTGGTCGCCCAGGATGCTGACCACGGCGATCACGGCGGACACGGCGGCGATGGCTGGGCCCACGCCCGTCACCAGGCCGCCCAGCATACCCGCCGCCGGGCTCCAGATATTGCTCAGCAGTCCCGCGCCCGCGCCCGCAAAGTTAGCGATGCCGCTCCCTGCGGAGGACATCACTTGCCCAACTTGGGCTATCATGGGTGCCCGGCTGGCAATGGCCCCGCTCACTGCTCTGCCTGGCCCCGTGTTGGCAGCAATGCCGCCCCACAGGTTCAGCCCAGCCAATACTCCGCCGGCCTTGCTTCTCAGCCCACCGGCGGCACTTCCCGCCAGATTCTTCACGCCGCCCAGCAGGCCCCCGGCCATTCCAGCCACGTCCAGGCCCTCCGGCCCGGCGATGCCGCTCAGAACATCCTTAAAAACGCCGCTGTTCTGCCACAGGTTTTTCACGCCGCCGCCAACGCCCTGCACATACCGTCCAAGGCCGGAGTTTGCGAGGCGCTGTCCCATGGCCGGGAAAAAGCCGTTTGTCCAGATGGGACTCATGATCCCGTTCATCCGGGCGATGCCCCGGTCTCTCACGTTGATACTTCGGCTGTTCAGCAGGTCCAGATTCATGGCAGCCGACAGGCCCCCGGCGGCCCCGGTCAGCAGCTTGTTCACCAGTCCGCCGCCCTCTTGCGCGTTCTTCCCCGCGCTCCTGGCATAGCTCCAAACGGTCCCGGCGTTCTCCGCCGCCGTCCGGCCTACGTTCAGCAGGCCGCCCCGGCGTGAGGCCGTGGGGGCCGCCCGGCTCCCCAGCAGCAGGTCTGCCCCGCCGGAGAGTAAGCCACCTGCCGCCGGGGCCAGGGTCATGGCCCCAAAGGCCGCCGCCAGCCCCATCAGCGTCTTTGCCGCCCCGTCCCCGTGCTGGGCCAGATAGTCCATGGCCTTCTGGGCCACGGGCAGGCCGCGCTCCAGGGCCGCCGTCAGTTTGTTGATCCCGCCGGACAGCAGGTCGGCCAGCGTCCCCGCCATGGCTTTCAGCTCCGGTGTGTTCTTCCGCAGCTGGTTAAACAGGCCCAGCATGGCCGTGTCCACCTGCTTTTTCAGCGGCAGGAACTTCAGCCCCAGGTCCTGGGCCAGCGCCGTCCTGGCATTTGCCATCATGGTGTTCACTGCCTCCGGGGTGCTGGCCTGAATGATGAATTCCCGCTCCATGCTCCCGGTGTATTTCCCCGGGTCCTGCATGGCCTCCAGGGCCTTGGTGTACAGCCCGATGTTCTGGGTGATCTTCGCGCCGCCCTCAATGGCCCACTGGCCGAACAGAGTGCTCAGCGCCGCCACCCGCCGCTCACTGGGCAGGTTCTGGATGGCCCGGAACACCTTCAGCAGCGTGCCCACGCCGTCAGACTGCATAGACTTCGCCACGCCCTCTGCCGTCATGCCCATCTCTTTCCACATCTCCTGCATGGGGCCGCTGGCGCTCTTGCCCTTGCTCAGGTTGGTGTAGATGCGGGTGATGCTGGTGCCCACCCGGTCTGTGGCCACGCCCGTGGCCTGCATGGCCGTGGCCATGGCCGCCGTGGCCGCCGGGTCCACCCCGGCGATCTGACCCATGCTGGCCGACTGGTTCACGCTCTGGGCGATCTCCGCCGCCGTGGTGGCGTTGTTGGCCCCCAGATAGTTGATCTGGTCCATCAGGCGCATCACCTGGTCGTGGGTGAAGTTGAAGGACGCCTCCCACTTGGCCATGTAGTCGCCTGCCGTCTGGTCATCCAGGTCCATGGCCGTGGCCGCCACGGCGGTGTCCCGCAGGATGCCGCTGGTCATCTGCTGGACCACGTTCTTGCCGCTCTGGCCCAGGGCCGCCGACATGGTCATCAGCTGGTCCGTGGTCCTGGGTATATCCGTGCTCAGGTCCTGGACATACCCCCGCAGAGCCTCATAGTTCTGCTTATAGGTCTTCCCGTTCAGAATATCCCCGTTGGCGTTCCGGGCCAGCGTGTCCGATATCTTACCCGCGCTGTCCGCCAGGCCCTCCACATACCGGGCCACCGGGGCCATCCCGTTCTCTAGCTCCGCCGCCGCCTTGGTGCATTTCGTCAGGGCGGCGGCGGTGGCAACGGCTCCCGCCGCCATGGTCGCCAGCCCCACCTTGCCCACCTTGGCCGTGGCGCTGGTCAGCGTCCCTAACATGCTGTTGGTCTGCCGCACCGATGCCAGCAGGCTCTTGTCCACCTGTCCGGCAATGCGGACGGTCAGTTCCAGTGCTTTGTTTTTTGCCATTCCTCCGCCACCTCATTGTTCAGCGCGATAAATTCGGCCACGGGCAGCTTCAGATAAAAGTCTACCCCCGTCCGCGTCACGGCGGACAGGCGGATGGCGGCCCGGCGCAGCTCCTTCGCCCCGCCTTTTACGCGAAAAAATCCGCGTCGTTCACCGCGTTCTTCAGCTTCAGCAGCTCCCGTACCGGCAGCCCCAGGAAGAACGCCTCGGGCAGCTTGGCCGCCATGCCCGCGATGATGCAGGCGTAAAGGTAGTTGAAGCTGTTCTCCATAATAAAAAAGCCCGCTTGGCTCATCCGGTTCTCCGCCTCGGTCATGTGCATGGCGTTCAAGCCCGCCACGCCGCTCAAGTCGATCTGGGTGTATTCCTTCTCCTGGAACACATAGGGCCGGTCAAAGACCATCACGTGGTTCTCTGCCACCCCACTGTTCAGCCAGCTTTTTACCGTGTTCACGATCTTTTTCGCCGCGCCAATGGGGGTGCATTTAAAGAACTCAATGGGCTTCCCTGTGGCCTTGGCCGCCAGAGCCATGGCAAAGACGGTGGTGGCATCGGCCACCAGCATGGCCGCCACCTCCTGCCCGTCCATCAGCTCCAGCTGGATGTCCACCGCGTCCTGAATGGTCAGCTTCTCCAGGCCGTTCAGGTCGATCTCGTCATAGTCCTTCCCCTCAAAGCAATAGGGCGCTTTCAGCTTCACCACCAGCTCCTCCCGGCGCTGGGGTTGGACCTCCTCGGTCTGCTGCGCCCCAGGCTCCCCCTGGGGCATCTCCACGATCTTCTGCTCCTCGTCCATGTCGTTCTCCTTTCTTTTCACTACTCACTACGATAACGGATGCCTCGCAGAGTTTCGCGCCCCGCAGGGCGCGAAAGAATTCAAATCCGTTTTTTGCCGCGACATGCGCGTGGCAAAAAACACTTCTCGGCTCTTGCAGTGTGCGAGCGCAGCGAGTGCGCGGAAAGAGCCGCTTTCCCCTTCAATCAAGTGGCTTTGCCACTTGATTGATTCACACCAGGTCCCGAATGTCCTTCAGCGCGTCCTCGCCGTTGACGATGTACACGCCGTTCAGCTTGTCCACCTCGACCAGGGTCACGCCGTCGTTCTCGATCTTGATGTAGGTCAGCTCCAGCTTCAGCTTGGCCTCCATGGTGCTGCTCTTCTCCAGCTTGCCGGGCTCAAACTCCTTCACCCTGCCGATCTCCACCACCCGCAGGCCCTTAAAGGCATAGCCGCCCGTCTTGTCATAGATCTGCTGGGCGGCGCGTAAGGTCAGGTTCACCGCCTTGTTGGCCCGCAGAGCGTCTGTGGCGGAGGAATATAGGGTGTTGAACTGGATCTCCTGCTCCATGCTCTCAAACTGGCCCACGGAAACGCTCTCGATCTCTCCGTTGATGCCCGCCCCGCTCACGGTGTTGGTCTTCTGTTTCAGGGCGGGCAGCGTCACCGATGCGGCCACGCCGATCATCTTGTCCCCGTCCAGATAGGTGTTATAGTCGTTGATGATCTCCGGCACAAAATTGTTGTCGATCATGTCTCTTCTCTCTCCCTTCTATCAGGCCAGGGCGCTGGTCAGGGCCGTGGGGTCAAACTCCACGTTGTCCTCGATGACCTCCGCCGGGGGAAACGGCGTGATGTACTGGTGGAAGGTCAGCTTCCCGTTCATCAGGTCTGCCTCCGTGTTCTCCTCCGCCCGGTATTCGATCCTGTCCCCGGCTGCCGCGCCGATGGCCACATAGCCGTTGCCCCGCACGTTCTCGCTGTCCACAATGGCCTCGATCAACCGCTTGTTCATGGGGTCATCCACCTTCTGGAAATAGGTCAGGATAAAGCTGTTGGCCCGCCAGTCCATATACCGGCGGCAGGCGAAAAAGCTGTCCTTGGTGGCCGTCTTGCCGGGATAGGCCGCCGTGCGGTTGCCCCACAGCCGCCAGCCGTCCATGTTCAGGAACGTTGCAATGCCCCAGCTGTTCAGGGTGTTGGCCTGGTCCTGGTCCAGCAGCACCTCCGTCCCGTCGCTCAGACACATGCCGCCGATGGATACGGGCTTGTTACTGGGGCTGACATGGGGAGTGCCGCCCCGCTCGTTGTCCGTCAGCACGGTCCGGGCGGCGGCCAGGGCAGAGCCGCAGTTGCCCTCTTTGCCAAAGCCCCACACGGTCAGGCACCGGCTGGAGGAAAGGCCCTGGGCCTCCTTCTTCTCCTTGCCCTGCTGATAGGTCCGGGCGCCGGTGCCCTCCCGGTCATCCAGGTCCACGATGCACTGGCAGCGGAACACGCTGTTCAGATACTCGGTCTTGGCCTGCAAGGCCGCCGCCACCGTGGGCTCCATGCTCCACCGGGGGGCGATCAGCAGTCCGGGGTTCATGCCCAGCTTGGGGCGCACCTGCCGCACCACTTCCATGCCGGTCTCCCTGCCCGTGGACATGTCCAGGCCGCCCACAATGTCGGCGGCGGTCACCTTGCCCGCGTCCAGAATTTTGCCGCTCACAGTCAGGGCCTCGGCGCTCTCCCCCTTGCCCCCGGCGATCATGGTCAGCACCACGTTTCCGTCGCTGTCCCGCCCGGCCAGATAGTCCTCGCCCTCGGTCAGGGCCGTCCCGCCGTTCTTCACGGTCAGCCCCGCCAGCAGCAGGCCCTCCCGCTCCACCGTGGCCTGACCGTCCTTCACGGTCACCTGGGTCTCGGGCATCTCCGTGGTGTGCTTCTTGGGGTCCAGCACGTTGATGAGCACCAGGGGGCCCACCCCCATCATCGTAAAGCTGGCGTTCACCGCGTCGCAGATGGTGTACTTGACCCAGTCCGCGCTATAGCCCACGGCCTGGGTGGCCTCCGTCAGGCTCTGCACCAGCAGCGGCGTGTTCACCGCCGCCTCCGGGTCCTCCAGCAGATGCACCGGGGCCGTGCCCACCACCACCTGCAAGCCTGCCGTGGCGCTGGCCGGGGCGACCTGGCTGCTCTCCATTTCGTTCACATACACGCCATGTCTGTATGCCATTTTGTTCTCCCTCCTGTCAGCTGTTCAGGGCACACTTCACTTTGGTGTACCACTTGCTCTCCTTCGAGCCGACCCACTCCAGAGCCCTGCGCACCTGGGGGAACTTGTCCAGCGCCACCACCAGGCCCCGGGCCGCCGGGATCTGCTCCACCAGTGCCTCCAGCTGCTTCGGCATCTCGGTGAACACGGTATACTGGGCCGCCACGCCCTTCACGCTGGGCCCGCACCACACGCAGGGCCGGGGCCAGCCGTTTTTCTTTTTGTCCTCCACCGCCTTGGCGGTGGTCTTGACCTCGGCCATGTTCTTCTCCTCGCTCATTTCGCTTCTCCTTCCTGTTGTGTTCTCAAGCCTTCCCCACCCAGGGGGGAAGGTGTCACGGCAAAGCACCCGCAAGGGGTACGCCGCATTCGTAAGGCAGCAAAGCTGCCAACGACTGCGCAGCCGTGACGGATGAGGGGGACTCCGCAGGTGCATCAGCTATCGGCGGGCGGATAATATCCGCCCCTACACCGCTTTCCCTGGTCTCTCGTAGGGGCGGCTATCAGCCGCCCGCCGTCCCCCATTCAAATCAGCTCCGCCATCTCCGCGTCCTGCACCATGGCCGGGGCCGTGCAGTTCAGCGTGACGGCCCCGTAGTAATAGGGGGCCGTGTCATCCTGCTGAATGGCCCACGCAATGGGCTTCAGAATGGTATAACTGCCGCCAAAATAGGGGGCCGTGCATACCCGCTGGATGATCCGCTCCTTGATGTTGGTCACGTCCTGCCAGCCGCCCCGGTCCTTCCCCCGGTCATAGGCGCAGATAACCAGCGAGAACTCCACGATCTGGGGGCTTCGCTCGTTTGCGATCTCTCCCCCCGTCATCTGCACCACCACATAGGGGGCGCATGCCTGGTCGGTGTCCACGTCCTCGTCGTTGTCCTCCGGGATGGGCAGGTCCTGCTTATAGACCTTCAGGGGCTTCATGCCCTGCTGGCCGTTATAGGTCCTTCCCCGGAACAGCTCCTCCAACATCTCCACCAGCGCGTCCTGGCACAGCCCCGGGGTCCGCCCGATGTCTGCTTCCTGATAGCTTCTCATGCTCTCGCCCTCTTCTCAGCCGCCAGGATCAGCACCCGCTCCGCCCGGCGATACAGCTGGTCCATCAGATAGGCCTCCGCTTCCGGCTGCACCTGGGGCCATATCATGTTGTGCATGGCCGTGGCGCTTGGGGCACCCATGGTCACAAGCTGCTCCACGATCCCGTTCTTGTTCTTCCACCGGGGATAGCCCCTTTCAGTAAGCGGTGTATCGGTCTTTGCCTTTACACCGATCAAGCGCTGCACCATGCCGATGTGGCCGCTTTTGAACTCCACCAAAAAGCCCTTGCTGACCTCGCGGCCCCGCTCATCCCTGGGGTTGTCCAGGGTATACAGACTGCTGCTTCTCAGCACCCGGCCCTGGAACGCCTTCGGCCCGTGCCGCCATGCCCCGCCCTTGAAGTGGGTGGGCACGGCGGGGCGGGTGTCGAAATAGCCCAGGTCGTTGCGCAGGCTCTTGATGTGCAGCTCCGCCGTCAAGCTGCTGGCCGTGGCCCGCCGCCGCTGCTTCAGGTCGGCCAATCTGGCCTGTCCCTTTTGGTTCACGGCATAGCGGGCTCTGGCTGCCGCGATCATCAGCTTCCGGGCCTGCCGGGTGGTGTTGTTGATGGCCACCTTGGCCACCGCCGGGGTCTTCTGGGGGATGTCCTCCAGCGCCCGGGCCACGCCCTCCAGCCCGTCCACCTCAATGGTCAGGGCAGCTTTGTCATAGGTCACGCCCGTCATTGTCTCGTCCTCTTCATGGTCATGCGGTACACGCCGCCCTCCTCCTGGCATTTCAGAATGGTAAAGGTCCGCTGCTTGCCAGTCCCGCCGTCCAGTTCCAACAGCTTGCCCACTTTCGGCTTGGGTCCATAGTCCGCCTTTTTGATGTACAGGATCATCTGGGCAGAATAAAGGCCGGTGTCAAAGTTTTGCTTTGCGCCGGCCTCCCAATGGCTGTTGTGCTCCCGGGTGTCGTCGTCCTCCAGCACCACCACCGCCTTTTTCCCGTCCACCAGGTGCTCCTCCCCAAACTCTGTCAGGTCGAAAAACACCCGTTCGATGTCCTCCATCACGCAGTCTTTGAATGTAAGCCCCATGCCGTTCAGCAAACCTGGGCCACCAGCCAGCTATCCACCTTGTCGGGGATGGGCAGGGGGTGGGCCTGCAGCTCCAGCATCCGCCGGTCCGGGTGGTGCTCCACATAGGTGCGCAGCACCCGGTCCGCCTCCGTGGTCACAAACGCGCCGCCCTCCTCGATGTAGGTGCATGCGCCATAGGCCAGCATATACTTGGGGTCGCTGTTAATCAGGATCACGGTGTTCTCCGGCACCAGGGGCTTGGTCTTGGGCTTGCTGCCCGGGTCGGTCCAGTCGTCCTGATACACCTCGGCATAGGTGTAGATGTCCACGGCGGGACTGTTCAGGGTGCCCACGAACTTCACTCCGTTGGGCAGGTCCCGGGGGTGGATCAGGCCCATCTCAATGCGCCGGTTGTCCAGCACCTTCTGCACCTTCTCGTCGGCCAGAAAGGCCCGCAGGGCCGTCTTGCCCATGATGACCATGTCGCAGTTGGCAAAGCCCTCCACCAGCACCTTGTCCACCCAGTCCTCCAGGTTCTCCAAAATGGCGGCGGCGCTCTTGCCCCACTGCTTCGTGCCCTCCAGCGTGACCTTGTTGGTAAAGCCAAAGTCGATGATCTCATTCACCCCCTCGCCCACAATGGGGATTTGTCCGGTGGTGATGGCCTGCACGGCCATCCACTCCTCCCGCCGGGTGGTGGCGTCGTTCAGGCGGTTGTGCTCACTCATCAGCTTCTCCGCCGCCCGGTCTGCCGGGGTGCGCCCGCTGTACATGGTCTCCCCGGGCAGCCGCTCCAGAAGCTGGTCCGCCGTGGTGATGTCATAAGGGGCGACCAGCGGGGGCTCATAGCTCACGGTCTCATATCCTTCGGCCTTCAGCACCTTGCCGCCCACCCGGGGATGGACAAAGGCGGCCATGCGCCGGTTTCCCTTCACCAGGTCGATGTCCACCCGGCGGGTGGGAAAGGTCACGCGGTTACTGAAAAACGTATCTCGGAAAAAGGTATGGACAGGGGGTGCGCTTCGCACCACCTCCGCCAGATACCGGGGCTCATAAATGTTTACGTCGTTTGGCATATGCTCTCCTCCCTCACTTCAAAAAGATGCCGATGTTCCGCAGGGGCACTTCCAGCGCCGCCGCCGTCACATTCTGGGGCAGTACCAGCTCGTCGGCAAAAAACTCCCCCGTCAGATAGATCACTGCGTCCTCGCCGTTCTTGGCACTGTCGGCGGTGATGCCATACAGGCCCTCTGTCACGGCGGGCTTCTCGGCGCTGCCCGGGTCGGCCACGGCCGTCACCTTGCCGTCGGCCAGCAGCACGGGGGTGTGGGCCTCCAGGGCCTCCCCGGCCTGCTTCACCGCTGTGGTGATGGGGATGGTGGTCCCCGCAATGAAATACTTCTCCTTTGTGCTGAACTCCTGTCTTGCCAGATCCATGCTCATGCTCTTTCCCCCTTTCTCACTTCTGATTCTTCTTTCCGATGGCCCGGATGGCGTTCAAAAAGCTGTCCTCGCCCTTTCCGCCCTGCTTGCCGTCGTCCTGCCCGGCCTGACCCACGCTGCCCACGCCGCTGTCCTTTGCGTCCTTCCCGGCCTTGTTCAGATACTCCATGCCCTGCTCCTTGGCCTTCTTCATGGCCGCCCGGGCAAAGGCATCGGCGCTCACTGGCTTGTCGAATTTGGCCTGCCGGGCCTCCTCCTCGCTGCCCATCATGGTCATGTCCTCAATGTCCCGGATGCGCTCCCGCTCCTCCTGCCGGGCCTGGTCAGCCGCCGTCTGCTCCGCCTGACCCACCAGGTCTGGATACTCCTTGCGCAGCTCGTCCACCGTCTTGATCTCCATGTTCTGTCCTTCCTTCTTGTTCTTTCCGGGTGCTCCCGCCCCGGTGTTATTTGCTCTTCCCGCCGGCGCTCCCGCCAGCCGGTCCCGCACGTTTTTCGGGGCCTTGTCAAAAGGCATGTGGGTGTCCACGCTGTTCACGAACAGAATGCCGCCCCGGTTCTCCACCGTGGCCGCCCCCTCGTCCTCCAGCACCTGGTCCACAAAGCCGTTTTCTGCGGCCTCCTCCCCGGTCCACCAGCTCGTCCCGTCCATCCAGGCCGTCACCTCTTCCTCGCTTCGCCCGGTCTTTTTGACATACAGGCCGATGATGTTCTTCTTGATGGTGTCCAGGGCGGCCAGATACTGCCCCATCTCCACTGCGTCGTAATAGCCATACAGGCACATCCGTACCGGGTGGACCATATAGGTGCTGTCCCTTGCCGCCTCCACCCTGTCGCAGTGACAAGCCACAATGGTGGCTGCGCTGGCGCACAGCCCGTCCAGCCGGGCCGTCACCTTGGCCCCGTGCTGCTCCAGCATGTTGCCGATGGCCTGGGCGGCGAACACGTCCCCTCCCCCGCTGTTGATCCGCACCGTAATGGCCGCCACTGGCCCCAGTGCGTCCAGCTCCTCCTTGAACTGCTTCGGGGTGGCCTCGTCCCCCCACCAGGTGCTGTCCGCAATGTCGCCATACAGCAGCAGCTCCGGGGCTTCCCCCGCCTGATTCTTAAACTGCCAGAATTTCCGGCTCATCCTCCCGCTCCCTCCTTCGTGTCCGGGTTTGTGATCTCGTCCACTTCCCGTTTCCGCCGGGCCTCCGCCGCCCGTTGGCTGATGTTGCGGTTATAGTTGCCGCCCGTCATCTTGGCTGTCTCCTCCTGGGCGGTGGAAAATCCCTGCTCCACCCGTTTGATGGCCGCCGTCACCTCCTGCACCGGGTTCAGGCTGGTCTGGCTCGGCCCGGGCCAGGTGCATTCACAATAGGCTTTTTTAATGGCCGGGTCGTTGAAAAAGCCCGGGGCCCGAATGCGCCCCCGGGCCACTGCCTCGGTCAAAAATTCCTCATAGATGGGTTGGCAGAAGCTGTCCACAAAGTCGTCCCGCATCACACCGCAGCTGCGCCAAAACTCGTTCAGCGCCCCCCGGGCGGCGGAATAGCTGGTGGAGAACTGCTTCATCATCTCCTCCGGCGGAATTTCCAGCGCCGCCCCGATCTGCCGGAGCATGGCGCTGGTAAACTCGTCATAGCCGGAGTTGGGGTGCTTCGGGTCCGCAAACGCCACCTTTTCCCCGGTGTTCAGACTGACCACGGCACCGTTGCCAAGTTCAATGCTGCTCTGGTCTTGCGTGTCTATCAGCTGGTCCGGGGGGATCATCTCCCCGAAAGGCCGCTCTTCGGCTGCATAGGCGCTCTCCACAAACACGGTGAACATGGCAGAGATGACCGCCGCATTGATCTCCGCCTCGGTATACCGGCCCAGCTGCTTCAGGGCCTCCAGCACCGGGGCCAGAATGGGCACGCCCCGCACCTGGCCCGCCCGTTCCCGGTCAATGACGTGCAGGATGTTTTGTCTCCCGGTCTCCCGGCCTCGGGCCTCCACCCTTGTCCACTCCAGCCCCCGGTTCCTGTCGCTCATGGCGGCCAGAGGGTGCCCGCTGCACACCCAATAGGCGCACACCGCCCCGTCCTCGTCCGTCTCCACGCCCTGCACGATGCGCTCCACCTCGTGCCCCCGCACCGTGCAGGGGAACAGCCTGTCATATCCGTCCGGGGAGCACACCCGGTCCGCCTCGATCACCCGCACCCGCAGGCTGTAGGGCTGCCCTGAGGTCTCCGCCATGGGCAGCAGGGCGAAAGCATCTCCGTTCATCAAAAAGCCCAAATAGGCCAGCTTTTGCAGCTTATAGAAGTTGCCCAGTCCATCCATGTCGCACTCCGGCGTGTCCGCCCACAGTGCCCATTCCCGCACGATCTGGTTTTGCAGCTGCTCTGTCTCCTCCTCGCCCAGCCCCAAAAACTCCCCGTCGATCTGCGGGGCGGGCATCAGCCCCCCGGCCACCACGTTGGTACGCAGGGTCTTCAGGGCGCTGGCTGCCACCGGGATACCCATGTACGCGTCCCGGCTCCGCTGGCGCAGCACGTTCAGGTTGTCCTCGATGTCCTCCTTGGCGCTGCCCCCGTGATAGCGCCAGCCCCGCATAGTCTTTTTCGTCAGGTTCGCTCCATAGTTGCCATAACCGCTGTTTACCACCTTCAGGGCTTTTCTGGCCGCCGCCCGCTTCATTCCATGCACCGGGGCCACTGCGGCGATCACCTTATCCAACATATTCACGCCGCTGTCCTCCTTTTTTCCGTCCTTCGCTCTCTCTCTTTTTCTCGCTTGGCTCCCCCTCCGGGGGAGCTGTCAGCGCAGCTGACTGAGAGGGCAGGCTCCCTTGTCAAAGGGAGCTGGCACGGCGCAAGCCGTGACTGAGGGATTCCGTCCTTCACACATCCCTGGGCACAAAGCGCCACACCCGGTTTCGGCCCTTGTGGGCCTCCACGGCTTCCGCCTGGGCCAGCATGGCCGCCCAGTATTCCAGTTCCTCCCGCACCTGCTTCAGGTCTGCGCGGGTCAGCATCCTGGTCCCGATCTGATAGCTCTGCCCCGTGGCAATGCGTTCCTCCGCCTCCAGCCAGGTGTCCAGCTTCTTCTTGCAAATCTCCTTCGACAGCACAGGCATACCGTCGTCTCCTCCTTCCTGCAGCCAAAATTGTCAACATTGACGATTTTGCTGCCGCTCAAATCCCCCGGTTCAGCTGCCGCCGGCGGGGCCTCTTCACCGGGGCCGCCATGTCCGGCAGGTCCCGCACCAGCCTTGGGTTTGCGATCTCCAGCGCCGCCGTGGCATAGTTGCGCAGATCCATCGGTTCGTTTCGCTTGTGCGCCCCGTCCTTGATCTCCCACACCGTCACGCTCCGGCCCTTGCGGAACCGCACCACCGCCTTTTCGGCGGTCAGGCCCATAAAATATGCCTCGTCATATCCCGCTCCCTCATCCAGGGGAAAGTGGCAGTAGTTCGGCCCAGGGGTGCTGTGCTTCAGCCGCTGATACAGCAGGGCTTTCCCCGCGTCCACGCCGATGATGAACAGCGGCGTTTCCACGCGGTTGCTGCGGGTGGGGTTGCGGATGTAGGGCACGTCCTGGCCGCCTTTGCCCTTGATGGCCCAGATGCTCCGGGCAATACGCTCCTTGGTAAAGCGGTATACCTGGTCTGTGTGGTGGCCGCCGCTGTCAATGCAGCAGCTCAGGATATACAGCGGTGTCCCGTCCCTCTTGCGCCAGGGCATCATCAGATACTCGTCCAGGTCCTTCCACACCTGATCTTTCAGCAGGTCGCCGTATATCTTCTGATACCGGATGCCCCAGCTCTCTTTTCCGGGACCCCAGCCGACCACCTCCACCTCAAAGCGATCATCCTGCACGTCCACGCCGGCCGTCAGCACCAGCACCTCGTCCGGCACCTCCGCGCCATAGACCTCCCGCCGGTCCAACAGCTCCATGTCCTCCAGCTGCACCCCCGGCTCCTCCCAGGTCTCCCCCAATTCGGTGTTTACCCACACCTTCATGCCCTCCAGGTTCCCCTGGTCCATCTGCTCCTTGGCGATCAAAAACTTCTGTACGATCTCCTTCCACCCGCAAAAGGTGGAGGCCAGCGTGTTCAAATGGAAGCCTCTGGCCTCCGCCCCCGGGTTTTCCGCCACAAAGCGCCCCTTCTGTCCCCAGCCTTTCCAGGCGTATTCGCCCGCCGTCTCTCCGCACACGGCGCAGCGGTATACCACGCCCTTCGCCAGGTCATTCTTGTCAAACTCCACGCCGGACCACTTCAGCGGCTGATAGGCCCCGCACTTTGGGCAGGGAACATTCCATTCTTCCTTTGTGCTTTGCAGATATTCCGTTTCGATCCGGCTCTGCCCCTTGATGACCGGGGTGGATACCATCACGGTCTTCTTGTCCCAAAAGGTGGTCTGCCGCTTCTGGGCCAGCCCCAGGGGGTCGCCCTCCGTCCCAGCGCTGGTGGGATATCGGTCCACCTCGTCGCACAGCAGCACTTTGATGGGGCGGCTTGCCAGCCCCGAGGGGCTGTTGGCTCCCACAATGGTGATGTGTCCACCCGGAAAGTTTTTCTTCATGATGGTGTTGCCAGAATCCCGACTTTTCGTGTCCACCAGGCCCCGCAGCTCCGGCGTATCCCTCACCATGGGGGCCAGCCGGTCCTTGGAAAAGGTCTGGCCCATGTCCAGCGTGGGCTGCATTACCATGATGGGGGCCGGGTAGTATGCCATGTAATAGCCGATAACGTTCAGGATGAAAGCGTCCGTCTTTCCGATCTGCGCCGCCGACATGATGATGATCTTGCTCGTCTTGTGGTCCCCGATGGCGTCCATGATCTCCCGCTGATAGGGGGCCTTGTCCGTGTGCCATCGCCCCGGCTCCGCGCTGCTCTCCGCCGACAGGACCCGGTATTTGTCCGCCCATTCCGACAGCGTCAGCTTCGGCGGCGGGGCCAACAGGGCCATGCACCGCCGGAACATGGCCGCCGTATGTTTCGGCAGCACCACCGGCTGCATTTCCCATTCTTCCGCCATACTATCCTCCTGTTAAAGCCTTCCCCTGGGGAAGGTGGTCTCCTCGGAGCCAGTCCTTTGGCTCCCCCTGTGGGGGCCGATTCCCCTTGTCAATGGGAAATGTCCCAAAGGGACAAAAGGGATAGGGGGCCTGTCAGCGCAGCTGACTGAGAGGGCCGTCCCGCTCCTTCAGCCACATGGGCCGCAGCTCTTCCCGTCTGCATATGGAAAAGGGGCACAGTACCTTCCCGCTGTCCCCCGTCTCCAGCCGCCACACGCAGCCCTCACATGTCGTTTTCTTCTCCGTTCCACTCAAGGCTCTTCAACCCCTCCAGTGCCTCCCGAATGGCCTGTTCCAGTGCGTCGAATATGGCCCCTTGGTCTCCGTCCATGGCCGCCATGGCCGGGGCCAGTTTATTGGGCAGCACCAACAGCCGCCCCCGGATGTTCAGGATCATCGTGGCAATGCCCTTTTCAATGTCCTCCGTCCGGTGCAGGTCCTCCCGCTTCATGCCGTTTTCCATTTCAACGGCTTCCCGCTTTGCGCGTGTCAGCCGGGCCCGTTCATCCGCCAGGCTCCCGCCCCGCAAAAAGGCGATATATTTCCGTGTGGTCTCCTTCAGGTCATACAGCCCCGGGGCCCGCTCGTCTATCACGCCCTCGTCCCGCAGCTGCCTGATCCTCCGCTCCGTCAACCCCAGCCACTGGGCCACGACTTTGCTGGTGTATAGTGTCATTGGATATCGCCGCCTCCTTCCAGTTCCGGCATATCTGCCTCCCCTTCAGGTGCCAGCTCGTCCTCTCCTATCTCCACCCGACCCGTGGCCCTGATGCGCATGATCTCCAGCCGCTCCCGCTCCAGTGCCAGGCGTTCCTTGTTTTCCTCCATGGCCCGCAGGCTGTCAGCGATCTTTGCAATGCGCCCTTGTACTTTATAAAGGGCCTCCTGCAACTTCAGAACCCGGGCGAAGGCGCTGTCCTTGTTATACATGCCCATCTGCTGGGCGGCTCCGTCCTTCCGGTCTTTCCCCCGTCCCGCTGGCTCCCGCATATCTGTCACGCTGTTCAGATACAGCGCATCCTCCGGGGCCCGCTCATATTCCGATATCTTTGCCAGTATCTTGTGCTCCCGGAATTTGAGTATCTTCATCTCATGCTCCAGGGCCTCCCGCCCCTGCACCGGGGCGCCATGTAGGATCTCCCGCTCCTCCGGGGTGAGCATATCAAAAAAGACGGTGCTATAAGCTCCGTCCTTCTCCGCGTTCCTGTTGCCCGCCGGGGCTCCTTTGTGGCTCCCGGCGGCGTTTTTGTGTCCGGCGCTGTTCCGGTTCCCCGGCTGGCCGCCCCGTTTCTTGGGGGGCAGGGCCTGGTCCCAGCCGTCCGCTGCTTTCCAGTTGCGCACGGTCTGATAGCTCACGCCCAGCTCTTCGGCCAGCTCCCGCAGGTTCACCTTCCCGCCCCGGCTCTTCTTTTCAACATAAGCGGCCCGGGCGGCGTCCCGTTTCTCGCTCCGCTTCGGCATCGCCGTCTCCTTTCCGGTCCGCTCCTCCTTTGCAATGTGCGGCAGAAATATCCCCCGTGCCGGCGCGTCCCGCCCCACCCGCTGCCTTCCGGGTGTCCATTGGCCGCTCCACTGCGGCCCCGCTGCGGGCCACGGGCTCTCTTGCCGGTGTCCCCGCTCTCTCTTTCGGCCCCGCATCTTGGGTGACGGGTCGCGCCTTGCCGACCTTGTGCGCTTCCAGGGGGGACTTTGACCCATACCCTTCCCCGGGAAAGGATAGACCCGTTAGGCTTTCCGCCGCCGCGCACCGTCCAACAAAAAGGGCCGCCAAGGCTCATCTGCCCTGCGACCACTTTTGCACAATATCATCTTAACACCAAAAACCCGTCAAAGTTGCTAACTTTCCAAAATTTTCACCCCCCTCCCTAAAAAATCCCCCCACCCCGGAAGCCAAAAAAAACACTCCCACCTAAAAAATTTTTGCGGCCCAGAACCCGCAGGCTCCGCAAAGCGCCCCAGCAGAACCTACCGGCAACTTGGGGCAGCTTTGGGGAGGGGTTTAGGGAGGGGGTCTGTCTAAAGCTCTCTGTTAGTTTTTCCTCTGTTTGCTTTTCCCCTGTCAGCGGCCCTCTGCTGGTCGGTGGCTCTCTGCTAGTCGGTGGCTCTCTGCCCGGCCGGTGGGTCTCTGCCCGGCCGGTGGGTCTCTGCCCGGTCGGGGGGTCTCTGCCCGGTCGGGGGGTCTCTGCCCGGTCGGGGGGTCTCTGCCCGGCCGGTGGGTCTCTGCCCGGTCGGTGGGTCTCTGCCCGGTCGGGGGGTCTCTGCCCGGCCGGGGGAAGGGTTTTACGCGTCCGCGCTTTGTGCTTAGATAGCTAGTCAAGATATGCCCCCTATAGTCCCCCATCTGTGGCATTCTGCCTAAAAATCGCCACGGATTTTTGTGCAAAAATAGTTCCCCGGTCCCCCCTAAAGGGGGACCAGGGAAGGGATTTTGGGGTGTTGACGGCGCAGAAAAACGCCGCTATCATTCGGGCCAAGCGGACGGCACAGCGGCCACCGCCCAGCGAACCGCCGAAAGGCGACCAGAAAGGGGAGGTGAACATGACCACGCCAAACACGGGCGAGCTGCTTGTCCAGCAGGCCCAGGAGGCCGAACGGCTCCGGCTCTTGATACTCGCTGACGAGTGCAAGACCATCGAGGAGTTCCGTGAAAAGCTCCGCGAGCGGCTGAACAAGTAAAGCGCCGGGGGCCAGCCCTAGCAAAGCTCCCCCGACGCTTGACAACCGGGAAACCCTGGCGAGTTCGCCGCCAGGCTCCCACTTTTTCCGGGTCCCCCGTAGCAAGGCACGACCCGACGTTCTTTTCCTGGCACGGGCGGCAAGTTCGCCGCCGCCTGGCCATGCGTAAAGCATAGCACACCCGCCCGCAGAAAGCAATCCCAACAGGGCCGCTGATAAAAATTTCCCCCGTAGGGGGAACGCCCAGCCGCCGAAAAAAGTGCTTGACAAGTCAACACGCAACAGTGTATTCTTGCAGCAGAAAGCAACACGCAACAGTGCGAAGGCCGAACAGGCCGGAAAGGAAAAACGCCATGACTAACAACGAGATCATCTTCGAGACCGTCCGCAACACCTTCACCCCCGCCCAGCTCGCCGAGCTGGTGCAGGCCACCTACACCGCCGAGCAGATCGCCGCCCGCCGCGCCGCCGTCACGATCACCGTTGACGAGGGCAGCGAGGACAGCGCCGAGGTCATCTTCTCCGCCATGCTGGCCGCTGACACGTTCCACACCTTCGCCGAGTGGAAGCGCATGGGGTACAGCGTGAAGAAGGGCCAGCACGCTGCGCTGACCTGCCAGCTCTGGAAGTACACCGACAAGCCCGGCAAGGCCGCCCGCAAGACCGCCGAGGCCGACGGCAAGGATGCCCCCGAAACCGACCCGCATTTCTACAAGACGAAGGCCCATCTTTTCCACGCCTTGCAGGTGGAGAAGTCCAAGCGTTGACCCAGCACAAGCGGACACTTTAGCAGGGCTGCACCGCACAAAGCAACCCAGCCCCATGCAGCAAACCCCAAAACACAAAAAACAGGAGGCACAAAACCATGAAAAAGACCATCGGCCACTATACCACCGCCGCTGCAAAATCCCTGAAGACCTCTTCCCGTCTCATTTGCCACGCCACCGACGACGGCGACATCTACGTTTCCAACGGCTACATTCTCTACAAACTCACCGCCGCAGAGTATGCCGCCATCGTCCAGCCCGTCACCTGCTGCGAGGCCGGGCGCTGGACCATCGACAAAACTGGCAAGCACGACAGTGACAACGATCTGCACAAGCTCTTTTCCGATATCGTCCGCAACACCGCCAACACTGTCCCCATGACCCCCAGCCCCCTGACCGTTCAGCTTGGCAAAGGCACCTGCTCCAGCTACTACGACACCACTGGTTTCGCCGCATTTTACAATGCGCTTTACATCTCCGCCCTGCACCCCGCCGCCACGCTGCAAACCACAGGTCCTCTCAACGCTGCCGTGGCCGTCCTTGACAACGAACCTTTTGCCTTAGTCCTCCCCGTCCGCCCTGACGCACAAATCTCCCGGGCCGTCAAAGCCTACTTCACCGCCAATGACCAGCCCACCGACGAGGCCGACAAACTCCGCACCGAGCTGGCCCAGACCCAGGAAGAAGCCGCCGCCCTGCGCGGCGATCTGTACCGGGCAACCAACGAGATCGACGAACTGAAAAACAAGCTGTCCGAGCTGCACGAAACCAAGACGGAACAGCCCGCCGAGCAGAAGCCCGAACCCAAAACCGCCGCCGAGATCATCGCAGCCCGCTGGGCCGAGGTGGACGGCCTGACCGCCACCATCAAGGGCGCAACGACCACTGCGCCGGTGGTCTGGCTGGCCGGAGACACAAAATCCCATGAAAAAGAGATCAAGACCGCAGGCGGCAAGTGGAGCGGCAAGAAGAACGCCTATTATTTCCGCATCGCCTGACCCAAAACCCGCAAGGCCGACGGCATCCCGCCGCCGCTGGTGCAAGCCCAGCCGCCCCCACCGGGGCGGGCGCTCATGGGTAACACCAAAAATCACAAAACGGAGGAACACGAAATGATCAGAAAGCTATACAAATACACCGGCGGCATTTCCAGCTTTAGATACCGCCGCAACAGCCCCGAAGCCGTCCCTTCCGTCGATATGATCTTGTATGACATCAACGACGACGACAAAGCCCCCATCCGTATTTCCGCCGCTGGCGGCCTGGCCGACTACATCAACGCGATTGAGTGGACCGACGCCGAAGAACGCTACCTTGCTTCCGACTGGTATTTCGATCATCTTCTTTACCTGCACCGCATCGAGGTCCCCAGCACGGAACCCGGCAAGCCCGCCAAGATCATCGCCCAGCATGACACCATCGACCGAGAAGCAAGCATCTTCGGCCCGGCGGAGTACATCGAGACCGACAAGCCGGAGCCAATGAGCCGCGAGCAGCAAATCGCCTGGTACGCCTTCAACGCCGAAGACGAATACCGCTACTACACGACCCGCAAGGCCGACGCATAACGCGCCGCTGGTGCAAGTCCAGCCGCCCCCGCCGGGGCGGGCGCTCATGGGTAACACCAAAATCAAAACACAGGAGGACCACAAAATGAAAAAAATCTGCATCACCTACCACATGACCAAGGCCAACGAGATCGCCGAAACCTGCATCACGCTTCCGATGTCCGAGGGCATCGCCGCCAGTATTCTTACCCAGCAAGGCGAAAGCGCCTACGTTCGGGCCGACCGCCACACCGTCACCCCCGTTAAGATCATTCTGAACCAGCTTGCAGAGCTGCAAGGCTACAGCAGCGCGGCCTTCTGCTGTGCCGAGGAAAGAAACTGACTGACCGCCGCCGGACACCTTCGCGGGCCGCACCGGACAACAAAGCGACCCGACCCCATGAGCAAAACCCAAAACCAAAACCGAAAGGAGCCGATACCATGCTTCCCATCAAGAACATTCTTGACAGCCTGCGCGATGATGTTTTATCCGGCAAGATCACGCTTCACGAGGCAACCGAGGAGCTGCACGAAAGCGGCTGGACAAACTTCATCGACGAGGACGCGGCCCGCCGCCTTCTCAAGCTGTGACCCAAAACCCAAAACCACAAAACGGAGGTACACAAAATGTCTTGCTTCATCATGTCTGACCAGGCCCACGCCGCCACCGCAAACGCCCTGGAATACATTCTCAACAGCGGTTTCAACCGATTCGGCTTCGACGCTCCCGACAGTCTTTACAAGGCCCTGAGCGACTGCCGCGACCGCTACGGCTTTTACTGCTCCGGCCTGATTTTCCGCCGCCTGTATGACCTGAACAGCCGAGCCTACGCCGGGCGCTACAAAACCGAGGCCGACACCACGCCGCCGGAGATGCCCAGTGTCCCGCCGCTGGTGCAGGAGCGGGAGCGCGAGGACCAGCACGAAAAGCTGCTGCCCTGGCACTACAAACTCGCCAAGCTGATCGACTGCGAGATATACCAGGCCAGCGAGGACGCCACCAGAAAAGACCCGCTGCTCCTGGCCCTGATCGACTTCTCCCGCGTCTACACGCATTTCCTCGTTTCCAACACCGCCGACTACAACGCCGCCCCATGGGGCGCGATCTGACCCCCGCCGCCGGACACCTTCGCGGGCCGCACCGGACAACAAAGCGACTCGGCCCCATAAGCAAGACCCAAAACCAAAACACAGGAGGAACCCAAAATGTACGAGCAAACAAGCATGATCGGCCCGCAGACCGCCGAAGCGCCCGCCGTCCGCTACTACGAGATCAACGAGGACACGGCCCGCAATGCTCACTACTGCGTCCACATGAGCGACTACAAGCCCGGCAGCGCCACGGCGGAATACCGATGTGCCGTGGACAAGGCCGCCGCCCTGGTGGAGACCAAAAAGGCCCATGTCAGCCCCTTCTACCACGACAAGCTCGATGCGCTGCTGGACCGCTACGCCCGCCGCCTTGCCCAATGGACCAACGACTACAACCGCAACCAAGCCAGCTATCCCAGTCAGTTCATTTCCGGCGCTGGCGCCTACAATATGCGCAAGCACGAAAAGCAGATGTCCCGTGAGGGCACCCTCTGGAACGAGTACGACGAGATCAAGGCCATCTTGCACAAAATCGAGGCCGTCGGCTCCGGCCCGGTCGATCTGGCCGACCCCCACGCCCGCAAAATGCTCGCCGAACAGCTCCAAAAGCTCCAAAACAAACTCGACGAAAGCAAGGCCCTAAATGCCTACTACCGCAAACACAAATCTTTTGGCGGCTTCCCCGGCCTGACCGCCGAGGCCGCCGCCAAGCTCACCGCCAACTTTGCCGACACACAAGAGCGCTGCCCCTGGGTAAAGTCTCCCGTCCCTGACTACGAATTGACCAGCCTGCGCGGCAAGATCAAACGGGTCCGGGCCCGCCTTGACGAACTTGACAAGCGCACCCAGCAGGCCGAGCAGCCCGCCGACAACACAGAGTTTCCCGGCGGCGAGATCGTCCGCAATCTGGAAGCAGACCGGCTCCAAATCCTCTTTGACGAAAAGCCCGACGACGAGACCCGACAAAAGCTCAAAGAGTGCGGCTTCCGCTGGTCACCCCGCTACAACGCCTGGCAGCGCAAGCTCACCGACAACGCCATGTACGACGCCCGCCGCACCCTGGGCCTGACCGAATAACAAACCAAATCCCGCCCCGGAGGTCACGAGGGCAGAAAGACGTGGACATTTACACGCCTGCGTGTTATAATGCGACAAACAAACCCCAACAAGGAGGCGGCCCATGAACGAGAACCCAGAAATCTTCCCCGCATATCGCCTTGTGGCGGAATTTTCGGATGGTCAACGACTCACCTTCGACGGCCTGACCGAACAGCAGGCACAAGCCCGCATGGAGGCCGCACAGGCGCTCCACGGGGATATTTGCTGGTACGACGGCGTGACCGACCAGCACTACGAAAACGGCCATTTCTACAAGCTCACGCCCCCGCCGCCGACGATCAACATGATCGACCTGACGGACTACCACGAAAAGGAGGAATGACCGTGCCCATTCCCGAAAGCAAGCGCCGCAACAACGATGCCTACAACGCCAAATGCGACTATATCAGCCTTCGCCCGCAAAAACCCATCGGCAGCGCCATCCGTGCCGCCGCCAAGGCCGCCAACCAAAGCCTCCAGGGTTACGTCCTACAGGCCTGCGCCGAACGCATGACCCGGGAGGGCCAGCCCCTGGAGCTCCCCGACGATCCCGCTGAATAACCACAAAAACCACCAGACAGCCCGCTCACAAAACGGCCTGCCTGGTGGTTTTCTTTTTCCAATTCGCAAATTGTTTTTCCCTGTCCCCCTGCACTGCGTGGAAACGGCCTCGCACACACGCAAAGTCCCGCTCCAAAAACACGGTTTTCCCTGCGTCCGCGCCCAGACCCGGTTCTCCACAAATCCCCCGCACTTTTCCCCTGGATTTACCGCGTAAACGCTCCCGTTCTCCCCCACAAAAATTTTCCCGGCATTAAGTAGTACGCGCGCGCGAGGCACGGCCCACCAACTCGTCAGCCATAGGCACGTCCTCCAGGGCCTCCCCCAGGCACAAAACGGCCTTGTGATACCAATTCCGGGCCGTACTGTCCGGCACACCCAGCGTCACGGAGATTTTGCCCCAACTGTACCCAAACCGGTGCCGCATCTCCAGCACCCGCTTGTACCTACCGCAAAGCCCGTCCAGACAGGCCCTCACCGCCGCTGCGTCCCCCTCCAAAACCTCCAGCTTCACGCCGATCTCCCCGGCCCGCTCCCAGGCCCCCAGCTCCACCGCACGAGACGCAGCCAGTTCCACCGGCCGCCCCGGGCCGCCGCCCCCGTGTCCGGCCTCACCGCCTGCCGCTTTCAGGGTGTCGTACACGTCCTCCACCTCCCGCTGCTCCTCCCGCAGAATACGGTCCATTTCCGGGATGCTGTAAAAATACTGCACCACCCGCTTCACGTCTTTTCCCGACATTTTTTCTCCTCCCGCTCCAAACTGATCTTTTCCGCTCCATCGCCGTGCTCCCGCTCCCACCGGGCCAAAAACTTCCGCTGGGCGTTCTGCGCCACGTTTTTCCGGTAATGCGCCGGGCGCTCCCACTTTCTCCGCATATGTACACCTCCAAAGTTCAACAAACCCGCTGCATGGTCAGGTAAAAATACCAGCCCATTTCTTCCTGATACGATTTTTCGCAGGCCACAAGCTCCCAGCCCTTGTATTTCCGCTCCCAAAACGCCCGGAACTCCTCGCTGTCCACAGACAGCTTGCCCACCTTGTCCATCTGACGGCGGGAATATTTCCAGTCGTTAGGGGTCTTATGCCACGGCTTTTCCAAATTCTGCGACTGTGTCCAGTGTTTTTTCCCGGCGCTGTCCTGCACCATGTACCCGGCCATCTGCGCAATACCCAACTTTCCAGGCTTCAACCGGTCCGCGTTGGCATATCCATACATCACGGCCTCCCGGTCACGGGTACCCTTCACAGCCCACCACAGGGCTTCCACCTCGTCCCGATCCAACCCGCCATTCATCAGCACGTGGTGATGCAGACGGTGGGTCCCGTTTTTCTTCCGGCCCACTTGGGTCACGCACAGATATTTTAGCTTCAGCCCCCGTTTTTTCATCAGGTAGGCCACCCGCCGCAGATACTTGGCCACGATTTTCCGGGCCTCCTCCTCCGACTCAGGCAGCCACTCCGGGGCATAGCTCAGATGGACCACCAGATCACCCCGGCCAAAGTTGGTGTTGGCCAGCTGCACAAAATACCGCTTGGCCCGCTTGTCGTTCAAATTCTTCTGCGCCGGGGCGGTCACGTTTTTCTTCTTCCCCCGGCGGCCCCCACGGTTCGCCTCCAACTGCTGGCCTGTGTACGGGTAAATCTCGGGGCAAAGGAAGTTTTTCCCGCAGTGGACTACTTTTTCTCGCACAAAAATTCCGTTCACTGCGTTCTCCTCTCTTTCGCAACAAGGATAATACCCATTACAAGCCCGTTCGCCGCCCACCGGCGGCGTTTTCCTCTGGGCTACACAAGCCCCCCCTACCTTATATATAAAGGAGACGCAGGGAGGACCGGACAAAAAATGCCCCGTCCTCTCCGCTCAAATCTCCTGTACAGTGATCCCGTGGACCCACAGCATCAACTTCCGTTTCACCACAAAAAGCCGATACGGCAGGCTGTTCGCCCTGGTGTATCCCTTCACGTCCTCTACCACGGTCTCACCGTCTTTGATGTACACAAAATCCGCGACGTACCTGCACTCCCGCTCCCGGGAACCATCCGCCCGCACCTGGGCGGGGATCAGCACAAAGGGCACCTGACAGCGCAGGCCAGAAATTTCCCCGGCCCGACGCAGCACGTCCAGCTCCCGGAACCGCCGGGCTTCCTTGGCGCTGTCAAACACCCGCACAGACCCGTCCGGCAAAACCACCCGTTCTGCCCGGGCGTGATACTTGTTTCCCTGGGCTTGTCCGGCCATCTGGGCCGCCGCACATTTTTCCAGCAGCTGGCGCTGTGCTTTCGGCCCAAACCGGGCCACGTCCCGCATGGTCAGCCCCATGTCAGTCCTCCACGCCCTGGAAACACTCCCGCACCGGGCCCCCACGCAGTTCAAATTCCACTTCGTGGAACCGTCCCTTGGGGTGGACATACGTCACCTTTCCCACCATGGGCCGCCGCACACTGTGGTTTTCTGCGTCCTGCTGAGACAAAATTTCAGACACGCGCTGTACCTTGTCACCCACTCTGACCATCGTTCACACCTCCCGCTCCATGTTGATCGGGACCCCAACGGTCCCCACGCTCTCACTGCTGGTCGTCGCCCAAAAATGCTCCCCCGGCATGGGATACATGTAAAGGATAATCCTCTCTTCTGTCATGTTCCGGCCTTCTCGATCTCCAGGGCAATCATCCGCTTTGTCACAACGTCCCGCCCTGCCTGGGCGTAATGCAGCTGGTCCGCCAGGGCCTCCAGCCGGTCAGCAGCCAACTGTACGACCTCGTTGATGCACTCGCCGGATACATCCTTGTGGTCATACATGGGGCAACCCTCACATTCGCCGTCCACGGAGCTACAGTTCCGCAGGGCCTGGATAAGGTCTTTGTCTGTCATGCAATCCCCTCCAACTTGTTTATCAAGACCTCAATCGTGGCCGCCGCAGCTTCTAGCTCCGTGGCCAGCATGTTACGGCCAAAGCGTACCCGCTGGTGCAATGCCTCCAGCCGCAGGCCTGCGGCCTGCTGTCTGTATGGGTCCAGGCTGGTAGTTCTAACCGGCCCGTTCTCGGTGTATGCCTGTCTCAGCCACCAGGCCGGGCTATTTTTCTCAGCCTGGTGGGGGCAGTTTTCGGCATCACAGTTTTTGGCCCCGCATTTTCCGCAAAACAGCCGTTCAAACTGTTCACTCCACGGATTTTCCATGCTACGGTAGGCGATTCTAGCCAACAGGTCCGCAAGTTCTTCCGCGCTCATTGCCCGAATACGTTCAATGTTCGTCATTCCGTCTCCTCCACCATCCCGCGCTTCTGCAATTCCTCAACCGACGGTCTATAAACCTTATACGAGAGCTGCTTCCCATCCACATCCCTGACCGTGACGGACAGCAGCGGGCAGCCCAAACAGGTGGCGAAAAACGCTTTCGCATATCCGGCTGCCGTTCCCCACTCCAACCAGTAAGCCCTGTATCTCGGTGCTTTCGTGAAGTAAACCTTCCGAAAACCGGGCAACTCTACAAATTCTCCCACCAGTTTGTACAAACTGGTTTTGGTCGCTTTCAGCCTTAACCACTTCACTTTAAGCCCTCCAATTCCAGTTGCTCCGGCTCTTTTTCGGTCACAAGGACCACTTTCGCACCACCAAACCGCTCCAGATACATGGCAAGCTGTTCCTTCACTCCGATGGCTTGTCCCACCGGCGCGTCCACGCGGATCACAACGGTTATCACGGTTCTTCCTCCCCCGTCACGCCTGCCATTCCGATCTGTTCTGCCTCTTCTGGGTCCTCCTCATCCCCCTCCCGCTCCTGGTCCCTGTAATACTGCTGCGCACACAGCGCTTCAAACTCCGCTAGGTCGCTCAAATACTCTTTCGTCACGATCTTCACCGGCAAAATTGCCCCCAGCACATCCATCCCGTCATGCACCACCATGAACAGGCTCCCGTTTTTGCTCCTGCGCACGGTGTACGACACGTAATCGCTCTTTTTGATCTCGTCCATCAACGGCAAAAGCAGCCCTTCGTGGTAGAAAAACAGCTCTCCGTCCTCTCTGCACCGGCGGCAGGCGCACCAAATTCCTGTCGGAGCCGTTAACACCTTCAGCTTTTCCGTCTCCTGTTCCCTGTCATACGCAGACAGGTTCATCCCCGAAACGTTTCCCAGTCCGTCCGGCCAGATCTCCACCAAATGGATTGTTCTAAATTCCTTTTCCGACATGTCCAGCACCGTGCGCACCTGATTCCGGCCCTCCATCTCGGGCAGCTCCGTGGCACGATACATGGCCACATTGGTCCCCAGCCAGATCCCGCTCCCCGCCACATGGGCCACATAGCAATATCCGCTGTTTTTCACCAGCTTGGCAAACTTAGCAATTTTCATTTCGCACCTCCCTAAAACGGCAATTCTCCGTCATCGTCCTGCAATTCCCGGAACTCGTCTGCCTCCCGGCCCGTGGACGAATACACCGCCTGATACCCGGCCTCCTTCGGCACAGGCTGACCACTCTTCTGTCCGCCTTCACTCTTGGAATCGCCGAAATACATCTGTTCCACCACGACCTCGGCACTGCGCCGCTTGTTCCCGTCCCGGTCCACCCAATCCCGCAGCTGAAGACGGCCTTCCGCCACGGCCATGCGCCCCTTGGAAAAATACCGGCTGACAAATTCCCCGGTCTGCCGCCAGGCCACGCAGTCGATAAAATCCGCTGTCCGTTCCCCGGTGGCCGCATCCTTAAAATCCCGTTCCACCGCCAACGTAAAGGCGGCCACCGCTGTCCCCGCCTGCGTCCTGCGCAGGTCGGGGTCACGGACCAGCCGCCCCATGATAACGATTCTGTTCAGCACTGTTTTTTCTCCTCCAGCTCCTTCTCCCACGCCGCAAACTGCGCCCGCAGGGCGGCCACCATTTTCGGCCTTACATCCGCCTCCAGCGCAGACAGGGCCTGATTCACCCCGGAAAATGCGGCGCTCATCCCCTCCAGTTTGGCCTTGAACGTGGCCAGCCCCGTATTCGCCAGGGCCAGCTCTTTTTTCAGCCGTTCCACCTCCCCGGACAGACCGTCCCCGGATTTTGCCGCCTTTTGCAGCTTTGCCACTCGGTCCTCCAGGGCCTTTTTCTCCGCCGCCGCGTCAGACAGCTTTTTCTCTGCGGCGGACAGCTTGTCCCTCCACGCCTGTTCGGCGGCCTTACGGGCCTCCTCCCGGGCCTGGGCCAACTGTTCCGTGGCGGCGTCCTTCACCTCCACGGCCACCTCCACCGGTTTTTCCCGCAGCTCGGCCAGTTCCCGTTTCACCCGGTCCAGCTCTGCACGGGCTTTTTCCTCCCCGTGGGCCGCCGCCTCGTGCAGCTGCTTCAACATGGCCATGTCCTGCTCCATTTTCGCTCGGCTCTCCTCCGCCGTTTTCTCCGACGCACGAGCCTCGTCCCGCTCCCGGATCACCTTTTCCAGCTCCCGGGCGCTGATATGCTCCGCATCCACCGCCACAGCAAAATTTTCCCGTTCCTCCTCGGGCACGGCCAGCAGCCGCAAGGCGTTGGAAATACTCAAATTCTGCAACGTTGACGATTTTGCTTCCGCACCAAAAATGCCGATCTGGTCAGCCCCGTAGGCTTCAAACACCTTCATGAACCGGGAAGCCGTGGCCTGGGAAAACTCCGTCTCGTTCTGCACGAAATTTCCCCAGCCGCCGTGCCCCACCAGTTCCTTGGCCTCTACCAGCCGGCGGCCAATTTCCACGCCGAAATACACCGTCATGCACTTGGCCTGATAGGTCAGGGATCGAATCTCCTCCCCGATCCGCTGGGGGGTGCGATCCAGAGCCGCACCCTGCATGGTTGACAACTCACTCATCCTGTCTTCCTCCTTACGCTGTTTTTGCCCGCTGTGCCGGCTTCACAACTTCCTCGATCCACCGCTTCACGAATGCGTCCACGGCCTTTCCAGGCCAGCTGTCGTGCTTGCCGTAGCACTGGATCTTCTGCCACTTTTCCAGGTCCAGCTCCAGGGTCACATAGGGCACATCCGGCGTTTTCTCCCGGCGGATGAAGAAGATCGCCGTCCGAAACTTCGCCATTTTCTCCGCATACCCCATCCGGCCCATGCAGTGGCCCAGGGTCTCGCCCTCCTGGAACAGTTCCTCCTGACTCACCGCCGGGCGGATGGTCAGCCCGCCAAAACTCCAGCACAGATTTTTCAGCTTGTCCGCACTGCGGGCCACCCTCTTGTTCAGCTCCCGGTCCTTCCGGGCCCGCAGCGACTTCGCCGCCTCATCGTGGGCCGTTTTCAACGTCTTGGGCAGGGCCACCCGCACGTCCTCCACGTCCTTGCCCAGGTCCAGCGCCATGTTCTTGTAGTCCTTCCAGGTATGAAGCACATGGGCCCCATCTTGGAACGTCTTTGTCCGCTCTAACTGAGTTTTCACATATTTCAATGCTCTGTGCAGTGTCCCGTACTGGGTCATGGACAGCAGCGTCTTCGCTGCGCCCCAATGCAAAGCCAGGCCGGAAATGTCCTTCATGTCCTGCCCCGTCACCCGAACGCCGCAGTTCAGTAGCCCCCGGATACACTCCATAGATTCCGGCGCCGGGTCCGCTGCCCGGAGGTCCTGCACGGCCTCCGCCGGCACACCCAGCAGCTGGGCCACGGATTTTCCCTTTTCCCGCAGCACACTGGCACCCACCAGTTCCGCCACGGCCAGGCGATACAGCCCCAGCTTCACCAGATACTCCGCCTTCGGATGCTTCCGGGCCTCCGACCACATCCGCACCGCATCCAGCTCACAGCCCCGGGCCGCCAGCACCTCCAGGGGCGTGTACAGCCCCATGCGCTCCCGCAGTTCCCGCAAATGGAACGGGGCCACGGGATAACCTCCCATCCGCCCAAAACAGCCCGCCTTGCACAGCCCGTCCACACGGACCTTCACGCAGGGGCCGGGAGCCTCGTAACACGCCCGTTCCGCCCCGGTCTGCCCGTCCAGGTAGCTTCTCCGGTTCTCATGGCTCCAGAACTTCTTCTGTAACCCACGGCTTTCGTCCCAGCTCAGCCGCAGGCCCACCGAAAACAGCCGGGCGGCCACCCGCCCGTTCACCGGCTGACACACCGCCACCTGAATGGTGTGGCCGATCCCGTTCCCGGCGGCAAACTGCTTCATGCTGTAAAACTCCACCCGGGAGCCGCACCGGGGGCACGTCCCCATTTTGTGATTGCGGATACCGGCCACACGGGACGCTTCCCCGCAGTAGGAGCACACGCCCTCCTGCTCCGGCTCCCCGGTGTACCGGTAGAAAAAGTACCGATACCCGGCCAGGGGAACCTCCTCGCACCACTGGACAAAGCCCTCCGGTGCCCCGGGGGGCAGGCCCTCAAACTCCCGCCGTAGGGCCTCCCGCTGTTTTTCCTCCCGGCGGGCGATCACGTCCTTCCGGTGCTCCTGCTGACGCTTCGCCAGCAGCTCCACCGCCTTTTCCGGGGCCTCATCCGGGGCGCCCAGGTACTCCAGCACGGCCCAGGCAGACGCTTCCACCCCATAGAACTCCGTCCGGGTGCTGTACCAGCCGCTGGACAGGCCCTCATAAAAGTGGTCCACGCCCGCACCGTACAGCTTTCCCGGCTCACGGGTATCGTTCCCGTACCCGTCCTCCCGGAAAAACACCTCCACGCCGCACTGCTCCCCCAGCTGGAAAAACCGGTGACAGGGTTTCCCGTTTATGTCGAAGGTGGTCACGGTCAGGACCTCGTCGCCGTCCACGGAATATACCTCCGCCGCATACCGGATGAAATACCGCCAGGAATGGTACGTGGACCGCTCCCGCTTTCTCTGCTCCAGCGGCGGACAGGGCGGCACCGGCAGGGCCAACAGCTTTTTCTCGTGTCTCATGGCCCACCTCACAGGAATGCGGACAGATCCACGATCCCGTCCTGACGCACCGGCTCCGCCGCCGGCTGCTCCCGCTCCGGTGCGGGGGCTTCTCCGGTGAAGATCTCCATATGTACCCGGATTTTCGCCTCCGGCATATAGAACTTCACCGCCCGCTTGTAGGCATCCACGTCAGACAGCCCGTTCCCGCAGTGCTTCGCCACGGCCTTCATGCACTCCTCAAAGGACTTCCCGTGGACCACCTTTTCAGCGAACACCTCGCTTTGCTCACAGAACTGCACCAGCGTCTTTTTCACGCCGTCCTTCATGATCCTGGCGTACTGGTCATACCTGGCCGCCTTGTGTTCCCGGGCCAGTTTTTCCTTCGCTTCCGTCACAATGTCACTCATGGTTGCGTTTCTCTCTCCTTTGTGCTATCATAGGAGATGAAAAATCTCCTTTGTGCTTTTGGTTTTTCACCTGGCGGCTGACCGGTTCCGACGGTCAGCCGCCTTCTTCTTGCCCGTTACCATGCCGTCTCCACCATCGCAAAGGCGACACACATCCCTAACAGGAAAATCAGGGTCAGAAACCCACACACGGCCGCAATGGCCCAAAACTCCGCCCACTTGGCGGCCCGCTGATTCCGGGTCCGGTTTCTCGTCATATCCCGCATTTCTATTTCCCCCTCACCAATTTTGCCAGTTCTTCGGCATCAAAACGCAGCGCCGCATCCAGCAGCATGATCTCATCCAGCGTAAACCGCCGGTTCCCGCTCAGCCGCTCGCTCATTCCGCTCCTGCTGATTTTCAGACGCTTGGCCAATTCCGTCGAAGTCCGCACCCCTCTGGAGGCGGCCTTCGATTCGATCAACCTTCTTCGGAACTCCGCTTTTTCCACTGCCGGGTCTCGTCCCAATTTTGTTCTCGGCATACTTTCCCTTCTTTCCGTCTTATCACTCTTCCAGCAGCTGTTCCGCCGTGGTTCCCAGGGCTTTGGCAATGGCCACGCCCACCGGGAGCGACGGAATTTTCATGCTGCGCTCGATCTGACACATCATCGTGCGGCTGATCTGCACCTTGTCCGCCAGCTCCGCCTGCTGCATCCCGGCCTGTTCCCGCAGCCGCCGGACATTCACACCCAGTCCCATTTCTTACTCCTTATCTCCTGCTGACTTTTCCCTTCCTGCGTGATAGAATCAACGCAGAAAGGGGGTGATCTTATGTGGTTTTACCGCTCTCCCATTGGAATTTTAAGAATCGTTCCTTTAAATTCCAATGGATACTTCTTCTTGTTCGGTGATGACCCGACCCCATGGACGGGCCACGCCGACCCGCAGGTCGTGGCCGATGATGTCTATTGCCATTCCACTGGTTGTCCCGCCTGGGACTGTTCCGACATCACCGGTCCCACCGACCTGTCGGAGTGGACAAAAGGTCAGCCCACGTAATCTCCGACGTTCTTCCCGGACTTGATGCTCTGGATTCGGCCCATCATAATGACCATGAGCTGAAAGTTGTACCAGTCCTTATCGGTCATGTTCTGGACGTTCTTCTTGCACCAGTCCACCTTTTCGGAAATGACATCCTCCATCCTACCGAGGATGTCATTTTCCTTTTCTGTCAGAATATCCATTTTTGTCTTTCCTTTCTGTTTCACAGCCCGAACTTCTGCCGCAATCAGCGCTTATTTTTCCGGCCAAAGGTAAACATTTCTTCAATCACTTCCCGGCTGCACACTGCCAGTTCTGCTCTACTCGGCGGTGTGTAGCCTTTTTTGACCATAAACCGCAGCATAATTCTGGTGCTCAACCTGGAAAAAAACCAGCCGATGGCACAAACAAGAGCGGCAATTTTCCAAACCATTCCCCTCACCCCCTTCCCCTTTCATTGTTGCGCCCTGCGAAAAATCGTGCTACTATGACATTACCAAATCAAAGGAGATCATCTTATGCCCACCATTCCTGCCTTCGGCCCCTGGGACGAGAAAACCCACCTTGGCGACAAGCAAGAAAAAACCATTCAGCGCGCACAGCTCAGTGAAACGACCCCGCAAAGCGTTGACCCCACGGCGCAAACCGCCATTTTCTTTGGTAGTGGGAAGAAGCCGTATCAGACTTCGCTTTCTTCCTGTACCTGTAGCGACTTCACTCGCCGCAAACTCCCCTGCAAGCACATCTACCGCCTCGCTATGGAGCTCGGTATCATCGACCTTCCCTACAAATCCGGCGAAAGCAAAGGGGAACGTCTTGACCGGCAAATTTCCCTGGAGGATGCCGTCGCTGTCATAGAAACGCTCTCAGATGACGCACAGCGTGAACTTTCAAGCCTTCTCTATGGGACGTTTGACCGAATTGAAAACCGCTTTAAACCCCAATTAGTGACCGACACATCCATCATTGAAGAGTTTCGCGCCTGCCCCTTGTTGGAAGAACGCCCCGCTGTTTCCTTGATTTTGTCCCGACTGGGGCGCAACAACATGAACGACCTGATTGCCCAAATCGGCGTTGAAAATCCACCAAAGAAAAATTCTTCAACTGCGTTTCTCTTCCAGTGGATTCAGGACAACGTGCCTAACGTATCGGAATATCTGCCCCCATACGCCGCGTTTTCCTTCATCATCAACTTTGACCGGGCCCAGCGCAGTGTATATCAGTACCTGCTCCGCAAATACGAATACACTTGTTTGTTCTCGGAAGATGGCCCCGAAGACAACCCCTATTTGTTTGTCCCTCACGGTTCAAATCCACCAGGGCTCTCCATCACGATCAGCGCAAACGGTGTTACCTCGCATACCGATGGCGATCCAAATGCCTACTATTTCCCGGACGATGCCATAACAGCGCTCCTCACGAAATACGGCCACAACCGCTGTCTTAATGGTTTCATCCCTGTTCGAGAGAAGTAACCTTCAAGCGCTGTCCTCCCCCCGCCCCAACCAGCGGGGGATTTTTTTGCGGTTTTGTAACTTTATAAGTTACTTTTCGGCGAAAAAAATTGACGCAGGGTCCTCAATATTAAGCAGGTGTACCATGCGTTCGGCCTCGTCCGTTCCAAAAACGCCTTTTTTCATTTTGGAATAGAACGTTTTCTCTGCTATCCCAATGCTTTTCGCCACCTCACGTTGGGAAAAACCGCGTTCACTGATAATTCCACGCAGTTTATCTGTTGCAACCATAATCCTCACCTCCATACACAAGTAACTTGTGAAGCTACTGTTATACTACAACAGCGCCCGTAACTTGTCAAGTCATTTTTTACTTGATTTCGGAGAAAAATGTGATACAATGAAGTTGCCTTAAAATCTACGAATTCAAGATATGGGAGGTATGGCC